AGGGGATTCCGTCCTACTCATATTCTCCGACCTATCGGCGGACTCGTGGCGACTGGCCTCCAGCGCGCCCACGGAAGGCGTTGACCCCGTATTCCTGGGGCGGCACACCCTTGACTCGGCGTTCGCGATCCCTATGTTCGCACCCGACTCCCAGGCGTTCGCAGACCCTGCGCTCGACCCGACGAAAATTATCATAGGCAGGGACGGTGGGCCGGAGATCAAAGTCTCTACCGCCGGAATAGAGCTTGGAGCGGCGGGCGCGACCCCGCCCTCCGATTACGTGGCCTTGGCCTCTAAAGTAGAAACGGAATTGAACGCCATAGCGTCGGCCATGTCAGCGCTGAGCTCGGCCGTAGGCAAGGCCACGACTACGTCTCCGGGTAACCCGATAGGTTTCACCGCGCCCACGCCGGCTTATTCCCCAGGTCCCGTAGCTTCTTCCACCGTAAAATGCGCGTAGGCTAAAATTCACCGTGTCCTGCTTTCTAATGACATCCGCTGGCGATCTGGATTTCTCGACGGGCAATCTGTCGATAGTCCGCGGCGTGGCCCAGGTTACGGCTCAGAAACTTACAGCGCTATACTCTATCGCGCAAGGTGAGTGGTTCATCGACGGACGCCTAGGGGTCCCGTACGTGACGCAAGTTCTAATCAAGAACCCGAGCCTTAGCAGCATCGGCACGATGCTCATAACCATCGCTCAGAAGTGTCCGGGTGTGGCAGCCGTGAGCAGCATCAAGCTGAACTACACACCGAACGCGCGCACGCTCGGGGCCACGCTCACGGTAATCACAAATGACGGCGCCGTTCTCTCCGGGGGCCTTGGCCAACCCTTTATCGTCACGAGGCAAGCGACATGAGCATCAATAATCTAACGGCCTCGGGCTTCGTAGCCTCTACGGTGACGGAGGAGGTTACCTACCTCAACGGCCAGGTGCAAACACTCATTGATCCGAACCTGGATGTAGACCCGGATCAACCGCTAGGGCAAATCATTGGCATCTTCGCCGCGGAGTTCGCAGCCTCGACCGAGCTCTTGGCCACGGTCTACAATTCGATGGACCCTGCCGCGGCCGAGGGCGCCTTGCTGGCGAACCTGGCTTCCCTCACGGGGACCTATCCACAAGTCGCCACGTATTCCACGGTCCCTTGCAACCTCACGCTAAGCGCAGGGACCACGGTAGGCGCCGGTTCTACTATCTCGGTCCCCGGACAGCCGACATCGAATGTGTGGCAATTGCTCACCTCCGTAACGGCGCCTAGCGGCGGGGGTGTCGTCCCCGGGTCCTTCCAAGCCACGGTTACGGGGCCTCAGAATGTGACCTCGGGCACGAGCATGGTCATTTCGCCTACGATTACAGGCTGGTCCGCTTGCTTAACTACGGCGAATGCCGCGCAAGGGCAAAACGCGGATACCGACACCACGCTTCGGACTCGGCGACTCGAAGAGCTCGGGGGCGAACAGTTCGGCACTACCGCAGCAATCCAAGCCGCTGTTCTGGCCGCGGTGACGCCCTACGCCGGGGGATCGCCAGCAGGCGCGTGGTGCTACGAGAACATATCGTACGCCTCGGACGCAAACGGCGTGCCTCCGCATAGCATCCACGTGGTCTACTGGGCCGGGGCGTCAAACATAATGCCATCTCCGACCCTAGCAAACATCATAGCCCAAGCGATATGGTCGCACAAGGGCGCCGGCGTTGGCACCTACGGGGCCTTGTCGGGCGTGGCCACGGATGCCTTAGGCAATAACTATACCATATACTTCGACGTGGGGACGGCGGTACCTGTCTACGTGTCGCTGAACACAACGCCCAACCCCGTCACCACGGCGCAGCGCGCGGCTATTGTGACCGAACTGACGACCTTCACGGAGCAGACGTGGACCTTCGGGACGACCGTGAAGGTTATTCCGCTACTGGCCAGTGTGCTAAATGGCGTAGCAGGTCTTGTCGATATTCCCACCTACGGCATCGGTCTCGCGCCCGCGCCGGTAACTACGGGTAACATCGCCATGAGCCCGATGCAGATCGCAATCCTAAGCAGTATCCTAGTGAACGGAACATGATCCCCGCTCAGAACTTCGACATCGCCACGGGCGGCACGGCGCTGCTGACGTCAGCCTACGCGAACAAGCCCGTAATCTCGGCCCTTGTGACGGCCTTCTCGAACCGCTTTCAGGTCTTGGAGTCGCAGATCTGGTCTATCCTGAACGGCATCAACCTGGCCAATCATCCCATGCCTGGGGGTCCTTGGGACGTGCTCGACAAGTACGGTCTAATCGTAGGGGAATCGCGGCAGGGTCGAAGCGACGCGGCTTATCTGCCCGCCCTGCGGCTCCGCGTTTTGGTGAATAATTCCCAAGGTTTGGTATCGGACATAATCGCCGCTGCTAGCGCTATCTTGACGCCCGGGGGGTACACCTTCGTATACTCCGAGGCGCCGGACCAGACCTTCTTGATCACGGCCCTCGGAATACCGGACGCGGACATTGCGGCGCTTTTCCAATACATACCGCTGGCTCGGGACGGCGGCGCCGACGCCCACATAATAGTTTCCAGCCCCGGAGACGACGTACTGATCTGGGGTAACACTTGGGACGCTGCGACGACGCTCGCATCCGAAGAGGTAAGATGACAGCCTACTTACGCGCATTGTGGTTACGCCTAAGCGCGGCCCCCTTCAAATGGGGTTGCCTATGGGGAAACAACATCTTTTTTGAAGGAGACGAGTAATGCTTTCCGTGACTTTCCCGTGGTCTTCTGCGGTCAACTATCCTTCCGGCCCGGATGTCGGTACGGCAACGAAAGTGGTCCCCACCGCTAATCAGTTCATCCGAGGTACGCCGGCTACGGCGCAGACCTTCGACTACTTGCTGAACGAGCGCGACACCTTTGCGCAGAACAGCAGCCCCTTGACTTGGCAAAGCCCGCTCCCTACCACGGGTTACTACAGCGGTGCCTGGTACGATTCCCTGCAAGGTGTTTGGCTCCTAGGCACTAACCCGACAGGCGGCGGAGCCACGGCCTTCCAGGCTCTTTGGAACCCCGGCACGGCATCCAATAACAGCGCGCCCATCACGGGCTCGACCTACGGCACGACGCAACCTATGGCTCTGTCCTACAATTCGGAGCACCCGGGGGCATACGCCGTCATCAGCACGGGCTCGCCCGGCTCGGCGGGCACGGCCGAAGTCTTCTACTTCGGGCCTGCTGGTACCGGCCTGACCCACGCTTACACGGTCACCCTTGTAACGTCTGTCACGTGTGCGGAGATGGTATATGTGCCGGGCTGGCCAATGCTGTACGCTATAGGCAGTTCCAGCAGTTGGTCTGTCCTGTCGGGTCTCGCGACGCCCACTATCGTGGCTTCCAGAAACGTGGCCAGCACACAAGTCATGGCTCGGATCAATGGCACCACGGCCATATTCGCTAGCAGCGTTGATCCGTCGTACGTTACGACCACGGACGGGCACACCTTCATAACCCGAACCTTCCCTTCTGCTATGAACATAGGGCCGGGTACATCGCAATACACGCTAGCAGGAATAACCTGGCACTCGTCCATACTCGGCTCCGTGTGGGTGGCCAATGTAGCCTGGGCGAATACCAGTGCGATAAGCACCTGGATTTCCCTGGACGCTATCACGTGGACGCAACAGAGTGCCCTCGTCGTGGTGTCCACGCATATTGGGGAGGTCATAGACCTGGCTTCGGCAGGGCATCACCTAGCGGCGGTGTGCGCTTTCGTGCCCTCCTACCCGCAGACCTGGAACACAACGCTGTCCCGTATCCTTACGTCTGAGGACTTGGGCGTCACTTGGCACATGTCCCCGGGTGCGGTACTCGGCGACTTGAACCCCCGGATCTACTCGGGCAACGGGCAATTCTATGTCACCGGGGGCGGCAGTGCCGTGTTCTCCGATAAAGTGATCGAAGTCTAAATCGCGCCGCTGCGCATGCGGCCCCAGGGTTGCCGCGAAGACCACTGACCGAGCCCAATAGCGTCGAGCATGTTGTGTTCGACGCTCTTGGCCATCTTAGGCAGCTTGTCTCGCGTGTCGGCCGATAGCGTGGCCTTGATGCGCGCGGCCATGATGTCGCCGTCGATAGTACCTTTCCACTCCCGGGGCTCCACTAGGCGAACGGTGTGGCCGGAGTATCGCTCCTGATACCGCCCCACGCACCGGGCCAAGTGTAGTATGCTCGTGACAGTACCCTGCGAATAGATCCGGGCCGGACTCTCGATAACTACCAGGTAGTTCCCCGGGACGCTTACGTGTTCGTCCGGCGTTACGACACCTGCCTTGACCAAGACGCCGTTGGCGAAAATAGCGTACCCTGTATGCAGACCGGGGTCTAATGCGAGTATGTTTCCCATACGCGCATTATGGGACCCCGGGGATGTTACGTCAAGGTCTTAGTCGCTAGGCGCTTCCACGTCTCGCGCTCCGCGGCCGTGAGCCGGGAGAAGTCCGCTAAACCCGTAGAGTCCTTCGGAGACCCGTCGACGCTTGCGCTAGGCGACGGGGGTGGGGAGTACTTGAGGACTAAATCCAGCAGGGCTATAATCTGCTTGGGGTCTAAAGGGCCTACAGCGTTCTCGTAGTCGGGATGCTGGCTAAGGCGAAGCCATTTCTCTACCTGCCCCGCGGCAAGCTCCAAGGCAGATGTCTGGAACTTGTTCAAAGCCACAGCTCGGCGGGCGCGCTCAAGAGCGGCTTGCCCTCGCGCTTCCTCCGTCTCCGCAAGAGCCGCAACTTCCGGCCGTTCCCTAGGCGGCACCCATTTCGCAATATGCTCTTTGGCCATGCTCTATTTTAGCTAAAATGTTGCATGACCACCGGGATTGATAGCGTTGACGAGAGCATGAAACTACGGCAAGACGCCGCGAACGCAGAGGTATCGGCGGCCGAGAAGGCCCTGGCCGCTAAAGCACAATATCATAAAGCTATTTCGCAAATTAGAGAAGACAACCTCCTAGACGGCCTTGTCGGAAATGGCCCCTCAGGGAGCGGCGGTGGGTGGGTGAACCCCGTCACTGGCCATGGTGTCTTCGGCCGCGACAAGGTGATGTTCGGGAGATACGACGAGGCCTTCCGGATCGATGACACGCAACTCACCGCGCTCTACAACGGCAATGACATCGCCAAGAAGATTGTCAAAGGCTTCCCGGACGAGATGTACCGGCGCGGTTGGACGCTGGTCATCCCGCAAGACGCCAGTGGGGGCGCGGGGAGCGCGGGAAGTGCGGGACGCTTGGCTACGGACCAGCCCTCCGATGGCGAGTCTGGCCAAGCAGCCCCGGGCAGCCCCCTGGTAGACCCTTTGGGCGCACCCCCGGATAACGCTTCGGGCAAAGGCGACTACGCTAACTTGAACGGCGCCTCGAGCCGGCAGTTCGGCGAAGCAGCCCCCGGGGCGTCGGCGTCCTACGTCTCCGGCTCGGCGGACACCGTGCAATCGAAGGTTCGGCCGGGCGACCCTATGGGCGAACGACTGGCCGACCCTGTTACATTTCCGAAGGATAATCGCAAGGCTGTAAACGCCGGGCAGGATCAAGGGGCGCGCGCCGATCTGGCCATGGCTGTCGAGACCTACGCGAACAAGCTTCAGCTACGCGGCAAGGCTAAGGAAGCGTCTGTCTTCGGCGGTCTGTACGGTGGGGGGCTGCTCATCGTAGGCGCCGACGATGGCCAAGACATGGCCATGCCCTTGGACGAAACCCGAATCCGAACCGTGCGTTATCTGTCATGGGTTGATCGTCGATTTGTCTTCGCTTCGACCTGGTACGCGGATATCGGCCCCCAGTTCGGCGAAGTGGAGACGTGGGAAATCATAAACCCGTTCGGCGGCCAGGCGAACACGCGCATTCACGAGTCCCGCGTGGTGCGCTTCGACGGCGCCCCCGTGGACTTCCTAATGCGCCGACGCCTGCTAGGGTGGACCCTATCCGTGCTCCAAGCGCCTTACGACGTTATGCGTCAGTTCGATATGTCGTTCCAGTCGATCGCCAACCTAATGAGCGATCTGAGCCAGGCCGTCATGTCCGTGAACGGGTTGGCGCAGATGATCTCTAACGACCCCCAGACGCTCCAAACGCGCATGGCCATGGTCGATATGTCGAGGTCCTCCGGGAAGATGATGTTCATCGACGCGGAGAACGAGAAGTTTGAGCGCACACCGACGCCGCTAAATGGTGTGGCGGAGACGCTGCATGCCATCATGCTGCGCATGGCGGCGGCCTCCGAGTACCCCGTAGCCTTCCTGTTCGGCCGAGAGCCTTCGGGGTTGAACGCCACGGGCGACGCGGACTTCCGCCGATTCTACGACGTAATCGCGGGGAAGATTCAAGCGGACCTAGAGCCCAAGCTGCGCCGTCTGTATACGCTCATCCTTCTGGCCAAGGACGGCCCGACGCAAGGCTCGCTCCCGGGCATGGGCATCCAATTCGTTTGGCCAAAGCTATACGAGCCGTCGGAGACCGAGCAAGCGCTGATTCGCTGGAACATGGCCCAGGCTGACTCTGCTTACGTCACGGCAGGTATCCTGCTCCCAGAAGAAGTAGCGGCGTCGCGGTTCCGCGGTGGCGAACTTCACCTCGAGACAGAGATCGATATGGGCCTACGGAACGAGAAGAAAGCAACCGCCAAACTCCCTCCGAATCAGGCCGACAAGTACAAGGACGCCAAGCAAGCGGCCGAAGACGCCAAGAACGCACCCCCGCCCGTAGCCGCGGCGAAGCCCGGCGCCCCGCCCGTAGCCGCGGCGAAGCCCACGCCGCAAGGCCGTAAAGACTCCGTAAGCATATCAGACATCGACATGACCGGTTTCGCCAAGTGGCCAGGCGCTCAAGACCCGAACCTAGCCGCGCGAAAAAGTGACGACATTACGCTCCGAGAAGACGGCGTGTCGTACATCGTAGAAGAGGGTCACGCGGCCGTGCTGGCCCATCGATGGTCGGGCGAGAAAAAAGTGACGGCCTTCATTCGGACTCCATAGCCGCTTTGACTCGGTCCCATGCCCGGGCGGACTTACCCGGGCACGGCCTTTCTCCTGCAAGAATGCGGGCCTGAATTTTCGCATCGCGTAGTCTGCGTTCCGTGGCGCGATCGCGGGCGCGTTT